GAATTTGTAAAGGGCGTCTGGGTTTCGGTTAAATCGATTCCTGGACGTGCTTTTTATTTTGAGACATATTTACCAGAGTATGCGGCAATGTATGATAAACTGCCCATCAGTGCCTTTGTATCGGACCCTGAGACTCCTTCACCGGACATGAGTCTACCAAACCTACAGTTTTGGAATTGTATGGACTATGGAGTTGTCTCAGTGGACAAAAAATTCATTGGTTCAATGGACTTTGAGTGCTATACAAGGGACCACGGTATTGTAAAAGGCACTTATGTCTGTACAATTGACAACTATCACCATGATCCAGACTATGTTGACTGGGCAACGAGTGAAAATCCTGCCGAACACAAGTCACATAACCTCATTGAACTTGAAAATGGGCAGTATGGACTGTATCCAAACAATAGAATGCGTATTTTTGACAATAGTCTGACACCTGTTGATCCCAAAATGCCCGATTTTAAGGTTTCAACGCAATATTATCAGGTTGAGAATGGTCATGATCGACTTGGAATGGGTCGTGAAGACGAATATTTCTGGAAAACGGCAAAAGAACGTGAAAATGTATCCGAAGAGGGTGAAAATAAATAGAAAATAGGGATAGCAACCCCTCAAAAAGTTCTGTTTTTCCAAAACAGGAGCAAAATGGCAAATTCACCTGTCGATAGAGACGTAAGTTACATGAAAGAAGTGTGGGGAACAACAAGTTTAACGTCAGATTACTGGTCATTGCCAAAAAAGACAAATGATCCTGAAGAATTAGTGCTTCGAGAGGTAATGCACGACAGACCAAAACGTCATAATTTAAAAAAACAGGCAGAATTGCATCAAAACATTCGTAATGATGAAGATTATGATGACTGGGACTATGGAACAGAACCAATTTACGGATGAAGGTATAAATAAAGTCAGAAAACTCTAGTCAAAAATGGCAAATCGGAGGATATCTAGAGCATTTAAGGATATTAGTTTATCATTTGATCCACATCCTGTTACTGGTGACCTACGTGTCCTCAAAAATGAGGCAGCGATTCGTAGGTCTGTGAGAAATATTGTTCAAACGATACCTACCGAAAAATTTTTCAATCCATTATTTGGATCTGATATCAGAGGAAGTTTATTTGACTTCGTTGACTTTGGTACTGCCTCTGTAATTTCTGATCAAATTCAAACTTCAATTGAAAATTTCGAACCAAGAGTCGATAATTTGGAAATTCAAGTATTTCCTAGACCAGATCAAAATGAATTTGAAGTGAATGTCATCTTTGATATCATTGGGCAAGAGTTTCCGACACAAGAATATTCGTTCCTATTAGAGGCAACCAGATAATATGCCTTTTACAAAATTTACAGATCTAGATTTCGATCAAATAAAAGAGTCAATTAAGAGTTATCTTCGTGCAAACTCAGATTTTTCTGGGTTTGACTTTGAAGGATCAAACTTTTCTGTATTGCTCGATACTCTAGCATATAACACTTATATAACTGCATTCAATTCTAACATGGTTGTTAATGAGTCTTTCTTGGACTCTGCAACCCTCCGTGAGAACGTTGTATCTCTTGCAAGGAACATTGGGTATGTGCCAAGTTCTAGGACTGCTGCGAAGGCATCTGTGACCTTTACAGTAAGTGCACAGGACACGACCACACCAACATTTGTATTAAAAAGGGGATTGGTTACTGTTGCGGATATAAGTGACACTTCATATACATTCTCTATAGTAGAAGATGTTCAGTTACCAACCACAATAACAGATTTTACTGTTGGTGGTGTTGATGTCACACAAAGAACGGCAACATTTAGTAACTTAGAAGTATTAGAAGGAACATATATTACCAAAAGATTCACTGTAGATGCTTCACTTGATCAAAGATTTATTTTAGATAATTCTTTCATTGATACATCAACCATGAAAGTGTATGTGAAAAAAGAAAATGAGGATGGTCTGGGAGTAGAATATAAGTTAATTGATAATATTACTAATGCTACTTCAACTTCATACACTTATTTGATCCAGGAAGTGCAAGATGAGAAATATGAACTTCTGTTTGGTGATGGATTGATTGGCAGAAAACTTGAGACAGGTGAGATTATAACTGTAAATTATTTGACGACAAGTGGTAAGGAAGGAAATGGTGCTAAAGTATTTTCCTTTGCCGGTCAAATAGTTGATTCTGATGGAAATAATCTTGCGATTCAACCTTTTACAATAACAACCAATAATGCATCACGCAATGGTGGTGAAATTGAAGATTTGAATTCAATTAAGTATTTTGCCCCTAGAACTTATTCATCACAGAATAGAGCAGTTACTGGACGTGACTATGAGTCAATTATAAAAAGAATTTATTCGGATACTGATTCTGTATCAATTGTTGGTGGAGAAGAGTTAGATCCACCACAATTCGGCACAGTACAGATTTCAATTAAACCAAAAAATGGTTTTCTTGTATCAGATTTTAATAAATCTAGGATTTTATCAGAATTAAAGCAATATTCAATTTCAGGTATCAATCAAAAAATTGTAGATCTCAAAATTTTGTATGTTGAACTTGATTCTTTTGTTTATTACAATGACTCTATGGTTACCACACCTGATAGTTTGAAGACGAAAATATCACAATCACTTACAAATTATTCAAAGTCTGCTGATCTCAATAAGTTTGGTGGAAGATTTAGATATAGTAAAGCATTGAAGACTATTGACGGCACTGATACTGCAATTACTTCAAATATATCCAGAGTTAAAATTAGAAGAAACCTTGTAGCACTATTAAATCAATTTGCACAATATGAACTGTGTTTTGGAAATCAATTCCATGTTTTAGAATCCGGAAAGAATATAAAATCAACAGGATTCAAAGTTGCTGGTGATAATGATACTGTATATCTGACAGATGTTCCAAACCCAGACAAGAAAACCGGAATTGTGTCTATTGTTAAAAATCTCCCAGATGGAGAAATTAGAGTCGTAGCAAAATCTGCAGGAACAATTGATTATATTCATGGTGAGATTAATTTAGGAACGGTAAATATTACATCTACATCAAAACCAAACAATGTCATAGAGATTCAGGCATTCCCAGAATCAAATGATGTTGTTGGTTTAAGAGATCTTTATCTCAATTTGGATATCTCAAAAACTAAAATAAATATGATTAAGGATGTTATTTCATCAGGTGATGAAATATCTGGAACTGTTTTCAACAGAGATTTCTATACGTCAAGTTATTCCAACGGAAGTTTAATCAGAGAGTAATATGATACAGACTGGAATTGAATCACGAGTAAAGATTCAGGATATAGTTTCCAATCAGTTACCAGAGTTTGTCTTGGACGAAAGTCCAAAGGCAGTAGATTTTCTTAAGCAATATTATATTTCACAAGAATATCAAGGTGGTCCTACAGATATTGTAGAGAATTTAGATCAATATCTTAAGGTAGATAATCTCACTCCAGAAGTAGTTGTAGGTTCTACAACATTATCTTCTACTATTGATACTGCTTCTACTACTATTACAGTACCAACTACAAAAGGATTTCCGAATCAATATGGATTGCTGAAAATTGATGATGAGATCATAACATACACTGGTCTAACAACAAATACTTTTACTGGTTGTGTTCGTGGATTTTCTGGTATTACTAGTTATCATGCGAATTTGAATGATGAAGAGTTGGTATTTTCCACATCAACCACATCATCTCACAGTAATGGTGCAACTGTACAAAACCTCAGTTCATTATTTTTAAAAGAATTTTATAATAAGATTAAAACCACGTTTACACCTGGATTTGAAAATAGAGAGTTAAATTCTGAAATAAATGTAGGAAACTTTATAAAAGAAGCAAGATCTTTTTATGAGTCAAAAGGAACTGATGATTCTTTCAGAATACTCTTCAATGTATTATATGGAGAGACTCCAAGTATAATTAACTTGGAAGATTATGTAACAAAACCATCTGATGCAAACTTCATCAGAAGGGAAGTATGTGTTGCTGAAGCTATCTCTGGAGATCCAACAAAACTTGTTGGTCAAACTTTAACAAAAACAACCGATGCCTTTGTAAACGCATCAGTATCTGCAGTAGAACCATTTACTAGAAATCAAAAACAGTTTTTCAAAATTTCTTTGTTTGTAGGATTTGATGAAAACAGTTCTGTACAAGGAAATTTTCAGATCACTCCTTCATCAAAAGTTTTAGAAAAAGTTAGTGTTGGTTCTTCTGTAATATCAGTAGATTCTACAATCGGATTCCCAGAATCTGGAACAATGTTTTCTGGTGATAATACGATTACCTATACAAATAAGAGTGTTAATCAGTTCTTAGAATGTTCTGGTGTCACTAGTGATATTAATACAACTGACAATATTCACTCTGACGATACTTATTTTGCATATGAAGAAGGAGACACAACTAAGAAAGTAGTTCTTAGATTGACTGGAGTCTTATCCAACTTTGTACAGAAGTCTAAAAATATTTTTGTTGATGAAGGTCAAGAAATAACTGTAAAAAATATTGGAACATTAATCAAGAATCCAGAGCAAAATAAAACATATAAAGAAATTTTTGCAAATTCATGGATTTATAATACTAGCTCCTCAGCAAAAATTAAAAATATTGATAGTGCTAACGTTGAATTATTTTCTCAGATTGATAGGTCTCAACTTAAGAAAGGTGATCTTGTAGAGTTTATTGATCTGACTGGAAGTATAATTTATCCTACTGCAACTTCTAGTGAACCATATGTTTCATCTGAGATTGCTGCAGGGTCTAAAACAGTAGAACTTGCAAACTTTGATAACAGCGTTTTTGTAAGTTCTCCTGATACTTACTCAATAAGAAGAAAAATTAACAAAGCATCCAGCACTTCTGTTAATTTCAAATATGGAAATGAGAAAATAATATCAGATATACAAAATCTATATGTGGATGATGATTTTGCTTATGTTGCATCTAACTCATTACCTTCATCGGGGGTAAGAGGATCTAGTCTTATCACTGATTATGCATATCGTATAAGCAGAGAGTTAAATTTATCATCAATTTCATCTACTTCTGGTAGTCTCCAAGATGTTAACATAGACACAGGATTACATACGTCAATTTTATTTGACATTAATGTTCCATTTGTTAGTGGAGATAGAGTCAAATATATTCCAACTGGTCAAAGGTTGAGAGGACTCGTTGATGATTTTTATTATGTAAAAGTTTCTTCTTCAAATCCAAAGAAAATTAAACTTTTTACTTCTTTATCTTTTCTTATTGATGATGCAAATGCAGTTGAATTTGAGTCTGCAACGACTACGTTAGAAACACATACATTTGTTTTATATGAGCAGAGATCACAAATAATAGACCCGCAGAAAGTATTTAAGAAATTTAACCTTAATCAAAATATTACTAATGGTACTGGAGAGAAGACAACTCCAGGAACAACGGGAATGTTGATTAATGGTGTTGAGATTTCCAACTATAAAACTTTTGATAAGGTCTATTATGGACCTATTGAAAATGTCAAAGTATTATCTGGTGGATCCAACTTTGACGTAATCAATCCCCCAGTCATTGAAGTATCTGCAGGATCTGGAACTACTGCATTAGTTCAACCAGTTATAAAGGGTGAAATTAAAGAAGTTATTGTAGATAAACAAGATTTTGATATCAATGAGGTTCTTTCTATAACTTCCAGTGGTTTAAATGGATCTGGTGGAAGTTTTGAACCCATTACTATTTTAAGAAAGAGAGATCTCTTTTTTGATGCAAGAGCAACTACAGATGGTGGTGGAATTAGTACAACTACTTCACAACTGACCTTTATCCAAAATCACAACCTACAAAGTGGTGATGAAGTTGTCTATAAAAACTTAAGTAATGAAAGTGTCAGTATTGGATTAGGTTTATCATCTTTAATTGATAACGCAACATATATTGCAAAGGTGGATAATGATACAACTATAAAATTATTCAATACACTTCAAGACTATACATTAGGAATTAATACAATTTCTTTTGGAACTACTGCTTTAAATGGAACTCAAAAGTTTCAAACTGGAGAAGCAAAGAAAACTTTATCAGAAGTTAGAGTTCTTGACGGTGGATCTTTTACAAATAGAAAACTCTTGGTAAAACCAACAGGAATTTCTACTTCAGATTTCTCTATTAATTTTGCTAATCATGGATTCTCTAACGGGGAAGTCGTAGAGTATTCTGCTGTGGTTGGATTGGGAAGCACTCAACCACAAACAATTTCTGGTTTATCAGAGTCAACTCAATATTTTGTTTTAACTAATTCAACTGATTCATTCAGGTTATGTGATGCCGGTGTTGGTGCAACCATTACAACAAACTTTGACCAAGAAAACTTTGTAAAATTCACTTCTACTGGAACTGGTTTTCAGCAGTTCAAGTATCCTGATTTACAATTAACCTTAAACTACAATGGTGTAGGAATTGGAACCACAACACAGGTCAACAATGTAATTTTAACACCTGTCGTAAAAGGTAGCATTGAAGAAGTTTACCTTTATGAACCAGGTACTAAGTATGGTTCTGAAATTTTAAATTTAGAAAAGAAACCAACACTTACCACAAAAACTGGTAGAGATGGTCAAATAAAACCAATCATTACTTCTGGTATTATTAATTCTGTAAACTTGCAGTTTGGCGGAAGAGAATATTTCTCAGTTCCGGAGTTGGAAGTATTCGACTCAACAGGAAGTGGAAGTGGTGCAAAACTTAGAGCAGAAATTAGTAATGGAAAAATTACTGCAGTTAATGTTATAAATCCTGGCATTGGATATTCAAATACAACTGTAGTAAACGTAATTCCAAATGGTTCTGGAGAAATTTTTGATACATCTATAAGATCACTTTCAGTCAATTACGTAGAAAAACTTTCATTTGAGCAGCAAACAGAACAATTAAAAGACGTAGATGATAGTCTTTCATATTCTG